AACGTGAAGAACTTCCTATCGAAGTTAACGAAACACTTATCGTCGAATTGTACTCCAAATAATACATACAGTTCTACAAATGCAGAAAGCACAGTACTTATGAGAATAGGTACTGTGCTTTTTCTTTTAAAATTAGCTAAAATTTGTGTGCGTTGCTCAACCATTGCACAACCTTTAACTAAATGATGCGGGTATCTTATTTACCTCCTCGATGTATTGCTCAATCGTCTTATGCGTATACACATCTGCGGTAATGTCTTTACTTTGCGTGTGGCCGACTATTGATTTTAGAATATAACGATCCATTCCGTAGTTACTAGCCAATGTGATGAACGTATGCCGGGTATCATGTGGTAAGTGGTCAGATATTCCTAATTCCTTACAAAATCGCTTTACTGGCTTTCCTAGGTACTTTGAAGTGTACCCATGAGGAATAAGTGTATCTGAGTTAGAAACGAGCGCCTGGGCATAAATTTCGCGATAAAAAGGCATAACGCAATCTGCGATAGGTATTATTCTATCCTTACCTGCTTTTGTCTTTACACCGCCGATGATATATCGCCCATCCAGGTGGACATTTTCAAGTTTTATGGATAACAACTCAACGGGGCGCATGCCTGAGTATATGTACATTAAAAGTAGTTTGGCAATATCCATGTGAGTATGTTCCCATATTGCTTGAATTTCTGACTCCGTAAAAGGTTTGTGTATATCTGACTTTTCCGCCGGCTTTAGTTCCAAGAGTGCAGCATAGTTCTTTATAATAACATCATTCTTGATAGCTGCCTCAAAGGCGCCATTCAATCCTTTTACAATAAGACCGATAGACGACCGACTTAAATGGCTATTTTCATCGATTATAGCCTGTAGGTGCACGAGTTTGATTTCTTGTATAGGTTTATTCCAAATAGAGGTTAACTTAGCCTGTGCGGTCGAATATCCGCCTTTTTTGACATCTATCCCTTTCCGTTCTTTATCGGCAATCATCCAACGCCAGCATTCGCTAAATAAGACCTTTTTCGTTTCAAATTTCTCTGGGTAGATACCATATTCTGATAAGGCGTCCCAAGCTTCTTTTGATTTAGCATAATAACCGATCGTCTTACGTTTACATTTACCATTCTCGTCGTAGCCAGTAGTTACGACTGCACGGTAGGGCTTGCGTAAGGGCTTATGTTTCATTTTATAAACAGATCCAGTTCCGTTTGCTCTTTTCATAGCCATATCAACACATCCTCCCTAAACTAACGCCCCTATCTGATAACAGGATAGGGGCTTATTTTGTTACTATTTTATATTAATCTGTTTTTCTTGACCGCCAAGATAGTAGGTAACTGTTGGCTTTATCTCAGTCATAACTTCGGACACACCTGGCTGTACAGGTGCAATGTAGATATGGTGATGATAAAAGGAATGCGGGAACATATCTAATCGATAGTTAGGCGGTACATCCTCTACGATTAACCACTTAGCCTCTATAGACTTACCATTCTCTAAAGTAATCTTGGAATTATATCCACCTGTTGCAGATAGTATCGTCCAGTCCTCTAGTACCACTTGGGTGGTCGTCTGTCCTGAGATTATTTCGTCCCTAAACTCAATAGATGGGGAAGGGCGTAACGCAAAAATCAATACACAACAAATAACTAGTAAACTGAGTAATATATAAGTGAGATGTTTAACGTTCATGGCTCACCCCTTAAATGTTAGAGTTGTTATTATCATATTCTTGCAAGCCTTTATAAATTTCATTACGAGCTTCCTTTGTAACCATAATACAATCACGTTCATACTTCGCTTTAATTTCAATCTCGTGGATTACATCAATCAAGTGATTAAGGGAGCTCTTTAGAAAACCTAAAGCCAAGGTTTGGGTATCCTTTAAATCTGAGTTTTCCATAGAGTGAATGAAGAGTTTCATACTATCAATCTCATTAGTAAGTCCTCGGATAATTCTTTCATATGCAGTATAATGAAGTTGGTTATCTTTGTTTAACTGATCTAAAACTAAATACATCCCTTCGAGGTATTCAGGGTGTTTTATACCGATAAACTTAATTAATTTAAGAAGCTGTAGATATGGAACGTTATTCGAATTTGAAGCTATAAACTCGTAAATTTCTTGGCGGAGCTTTACAGATGCTTCGTGGCGAAGTTTTAAATTTTCATTATAAGACTCAATCATAGACCACTCTTTAGTTCGTTTGTCATCAGTGAGCCCCAGGATGTACTCTGGCGTAGTGTTGAGAGCTTTAGCAATAACCTTTATGGTTTTGATAGGTAAATTTTCTGCATCGGCGCTTTCATACCTATAATATGTTGCACGAGAGATTTTTGCACGTTTGGCCATTTCATCTACGGAGTAGTTCTGCTCTTGGCGCAGAGCTTTAATGCGTTCACCTATAGTTAATGTATTCATGATTATACCTCTTATATTAATATCATTTTATGAGTTAATTATATAACAAAAGTATCAAAAATGCAACACTTTGTTTTAAAAATAATTTAAATGTGGCAAATTTGTCTCAGAATGTTTGACTTTGAGACAAAAATCAAATATACTATGATTAGGAAATGAATATTGATGCATTAAGGAGGTGACTTGATGAACACAAAAAAACTCAAAGCAGCAATCATTGAACGTGGATACAACATCGGGCAGTTTGCGGAAATCATTGAAATGGATAGATCCAAACTCTATCGGAGACTTTCTCGGGATGGGACCACGTTTACAATCGCCGAGGTATTAGCGATTAAAGCTAAACTCGACCTAACCCCCTCTGAAGTCGTAGATATTTTTTTGCCCTAAATGTCTTAAAATCTAGAATATGAGACAATATTAATTTAGAAAGGTAATCACTATGAATGATTTACAGGTATTTAGCAATGCGATGCTCGGTACTGTGCGAATTCTAATGCGCAATAACGAGCCTTGGTTCGTAGCCAAAGATGTATGCGACTGCTTAGAAATTAATAATTCAAGACAGGCGTTAAGCCGATTGGACGCGGATGAAAAAAGTAATGTCATTTTAAATGACGGAACTCCAGGCAACCCTGAGAAGTCGGTAGTAAATGAATACGGGCTATATAATCTAGTACTTTCAAGCCGAAAACCAGAGGCTAAAGAATTTAGACGATGGATCACGCATGATGTACTTCCAAGTATACGTATGCATGGAGCGTATATGACCGATGATGTATTGAAACAGGCGATACAAAGTCCAGATTTCCTTATTCAGCTAGCATCTCAGCTTAAAACTGAACAAGAGGCCCGTAAACATGCTGAGCTAACTATTGTACAGCAAGCTCCGAAGGTCTTGTTCGCTGATGCAGTCGCAACTAGCCACACGAGTATTTTAATAGGTGATTTAGCAAAGTTGCTAAAACAAAATGGTGTGGACACTGGACAGAATCGATTGTTTGAACAACTACGCTCTGATGGGTATCTCATCAAAAGTGGTAATAGCAAGAACATGCCGACGCAGCGTTCCATGGAATTAGGACTATTTGAAGTTAAAGAAAGGACACTAGTAAATTCAGATGGAAGTACCCGAATTACTAGAACAACAAAAGTGACAGGTAAAGGTCAAGTGTATTTTGTTAATAAATACGCGAGTAGAGGAGGGGCAGCACATGATTAGAAAAGTGATTTCGGTCGCCCAGATGTCGACTGTCCTTGGTGTTAGTCTAACGGCTATCCGAGAGGGCATCGCAAGAGACCAGTTTCCATTTGCATATGCCTGGCAGTCGCCGGGCAAGAAATCCCGTAGCTTTGTTATTGACAAAGAGGGGTTTAGGACGTTCCTTGTTCATTCGCTTGGATGGGACGCGAATGTAGTTGATGCGGAGTTTAAATCCGCAGGAATTCATTAGGAGGAATTAATCATGACATGGATTGACGCAGGAATGCATTTAAGCTTAGCTGCAGCAGCAGTAGCATCTATTTTATCAATGATGATGTTATAGGAGAAACATAATTATGAAAGCTATCCCAGTAAACGAAACAGCAATGGCCGCACATCTAAAAGCAATCGAATCTAATCGAATTTTAAATCACATCAATAGCAATATTATGGATGCGGCATACGAGCTACAAAACTTTATGTGCGATTATGATGAATCTGAAATCCGTATTATCGTCACTACAGATGGCATTATGGCCGAAAGAATTGAAGAGGAGGAGGACGAGTATTAATGGGCTATATGTTAATTGGTACTTTTCTGGTCGCAGGCTCTATGGGGGCCTTGGAAGTAGACCAAATCGGTTGGGAACAGTTTATACTGCAATCGTTAATCGGACTCGTTATATCCATGTATGGCTTTTACAAAGATAAAGCTGTAATGGATGCCGAAGAGCAGGAAGATGCCATACACATCTCAAGAGTGAGAACTCACGGTGATTATTGTAAAAACCCTTATTACAACTAAAGGAGACAGAAAATGACAAAATCTTATGTCAGCAAACAAAAAGTAAGGGACTTCGTATCCCGTATTAGTTCTGATAAAACCGATGCAATTGAAAATGAATATGAAGCGCTATTAACTAAAGAAATTAAATCACTAGATGCCTTTAAGCGTTTAGAAGATGCTCTATCCGAAGCACGGAAAGCAGCTATGGAAATTAGGCAAGCGGGATTTGGCGGTAGCGTTTTGGCTAATATGCCGACTTCGGATTTTTTAATCGATCGCATGATTAGTCGGGGTAAAAGTTTCTATCATGAACCACCAAAAGCAGGGGCTGCTATTTGTAAGCTCTTAAAGCCGTTCGTGGAACGACTAACAAAAGTACGTAATGCTAGACAAAGTGCTTACAGAATTATTGATGAAGCTCAAACCGGACGTGCTGCTGCAGATGCGTTAAGAGAAGCAGGTCTAGATTATTACACATGGGAAAATAGGAAGCCGGAGATGGTGCTTGATTTAAGCGCTTTGAAAGGTGGTGATTAAATTGCGAAATTGTAGTACCTGTCCAAAGCGAGATTATTGCATTCCTGATGAATGCGAGAACCTGGGCATAAAAAATGAGCCTGATGATGCTGCAACATCAACAAGCTCAAATTAGAAAAATATTATTCTACGTTGATTATATCACAGAAAGGACAACTTATGGAATTCCTATTAGTTACTTACGATACCAGTGATTATTACTGGCAAAATAATACACCTGTACATAGTCCAGATGAATTTTGGTTTAGATATTACGAATCCGATACAAACGTTCCAATCGATAATATTGGTGTTGGTGATTGGGTTGTTGTTAAATCAAGAAACGGCTTAGGCGTTGCTCGTGTTTTGAAAAAGGCAAAAGACCTTGATACTGTTCGGATGCAAGGTTTCAAAGGAAATGTAGTCAAACAGGTCATTGCAGTTATCGATACTTCTAAATGCGATAAACGCGAAAGTGATCGAGCTAAGTTGGAGGACATAGAAAAGAAACTCGAACAAAAGGCTAAGAATGCTGAACGCTTGACTATGTATCGATTACTCGCAAAAGATAATCCAGAATTCTCGGCATTACTTACTGAGTATGAATCTGTAAAGGCGTCTGTCGATGAATTATAACGCTTTCATCAACTCCAAGTCTAAAATGTCAGAATCTCATGGATTTGTTATTGACGCAGGTATGTTAAACAAACATCTATTTGATTTTCAACGAGATATCGTTAAATGGGCCTTGGCAAAAGGTAAAGCTGCCATATTCGCGGATTGTGGATTAGGTAAAACTTTAATGCAGCTGTCCTGGGCGTATGAGATTTATCTACATACAGGTGGATCAGTACTCATATTAGCACCACTAGCTGTGGCCGCTCAAACACAGTCCGAGGGTGAACGTTTCGATATTCCTGTGACTATATGCGAATCTGATGATGATATTGTGCCAGGCGTTAATATTACGAATTACGAGAAATTGGGTCGATTTAATACCGACAATCTGATAGGTGTCGTGCTTGATGAATCGAGTATTCTAAAGTCATTTACTGGTAAAGTACGTACGGATTTAATAAATCGATTCAGTAATACGCCATATCGGTTGGCGTGTACGGCAACACCTGCTCCAAATGACTATATGGAGCTTGGCAATCATGCGGAGTTCCTCGGCATTATGAGCCGTAATGAGATGCTATCTATGTATTTCACGCACGATGGTAGTGATACCGCTAAATGGCGATTAAAAGGCCATGCAGAGAATACCTTTTGGGAGTGGATGGCGTCATGGGCAGTCGTGCTAGATAACCCGGCATCCCTGGGTTATGAAGATGATGGCTATGAATTGCCTGAGTTACACGTACATGAAATTGTTGTTGATAAAACAGGTGAGGATATCCCTACTTTATCCTTACTGGAACGCCGCAGGGCTCGCAAAGCATCTCTTGAATCAAGATGTAGAGCAGCAGCTGATTTAGTCAATGCATCTAATGAGCAATGGCTAGTGTGGTGCGACCTTAATGATGAATCGACTACTTTGAAAGAAATGATTGATCTCGCAGAGGATGTCAAAGGTAGTGATAAGGCAACTCGAAAACAGGGCATGATGTTAGGTTTTGGTTCTGGTTTCCTAAAATGCTTGGTAACAAAACCAAGTATCGCTGGATTCGGAATGAACTGGCAAAACTGCCACAATATGATTTTTGTTGGACTATCCGATAGTTATGAACAGTATTATCAAGCGCTTCGTCGATGCTGGCGATTTGGCCAGAAGCATGAGGTGAACGCCTATATTGTAATTTCCGAAAAGGAAGGCGCGGTTAAAGCGAATATCGAACGTAAGGAAGCGGATGCTATAAAAATGAGGGATGCTATGATTGCGCTAACCCGTGACGCTGTTCGTACTGAATTATCTAAAACTAGACGGGAATCAACGGAATACAATCCGTGTGTGCCGATGGTGTTACCTAACTGGGCAGAAATGAGGGCTGTTATATGACTAAAATTTACGTTAGCCATCCATTCGGAGGGTTGGCTAAAAATAAAAAGAATGCTGACTCTGTATTAAAGTGGCTGCAGGAAGATATGGGTGTATTTCCAATAAAGGAACCTTTTGGTACTGATACGCATAATATATTCCTATCACCTATACATATGTTTGGGCATTTATATAACAAGGTTGATTATGATACCGGCATAGGCTGGTGTATTAACCTTCTAAGTGGTTGCGATGCAATCATAATGTGCAACGGATGGGAGAACTCAACCGGGTGCAATTTGGAGCTAGCTTATGCTAAGGATCATAACATAAGAGTCATCCATATCAATGAATTAAAAGCAGCCAAATTAACTAAATTAGCTGTTGACGCAGGCATGAATAAATCTATGGCCGCCATTGCTGGAGTCGCAATGCTGCAAGCGCTAAATAAGAAAGCAAAGGAGGACCTACAACGTGAACGTGCTAAATCAGTTAATTGAGTCCCGATTTGCAATTTATAACGGCGACTCAGTGGAAGTGCTGAAAGGGCTGCCTGATGATAGCGTTCATTACTCCATATTTAGCCCTCCATTTAGTAGCTTGTATGTGTACTCAAATTCCGATAGGGATATGGGCAACTCATCTACTGATAGCGAGTTTTGGCAGCACTTCAAGTATTTAATTACTGAATTACATCGTGTAATAATGCCTGGGCGATTAGTATCAGTTCATTGTATGGATTTACCACTCACGAAATCTAGGGACGGTGTTATCGGAATGAAAGATTTCCCTGGTGACATTATTCGAGCCTTCCAGGATGCTGGATTCGTGATGCATTCTCGAGTCACGATTTGGAAAGATCCTCTCATTGAGGCTACTCGGACAAAGGCGCTAGGGCTTTTACACAAGCAAATTGTAAAAGATTCTGCCATGTGTAGAATGGGGGCGCCCGATTACATCGTGACATTGCGTAAACCTGGTGATAATCCAGAGCCTATCGCGCATCCAAATGGATTTACTCAATTTTTCGGTCAAGAGGAACCTGAGGGAATCAAAGGAGTTGAACGACCTGCGCCCGATCTAGAGTTGTTTGATAAAAAGCAGAAATACAATACGGAGCCTATGTATAGCCATCAAGTATGGCGACGATACGCTAATCCTGTATGGGCTGACATCCGCCAAACGCATACGCTGAATTATAAAGCAGCTCGTGACAATAAGGACGAACGTCATATTTGCCCGCTGCAGCTAGATACTGTGGCTCGATGCATAGAATTGTGGAGTAATCCAAATGATATCGTACTTGATCCATTTGCCGGTATCGGTACTGTACCAGTTATGGCACTTCGTATGGGCCGTAGGGCTTTAGGGTTCGAGCTAAAAGAATCGTATTATAACCAATCAATTATTAATATTCAGGAGGAGTTAAATAATGATTAAAGTTGAAGTTCAAGGAGTTAATGTACTAGATGTATATAATCAGCTAAAAGCTGTGTTAAATCAATTCAAAAGTTTTGTAGATAGCGATAGAGCAATGGATGATAAAGCCCCTGTCACAGTCGACACAGTAGTATCTGCAGTAGCGACGCCGTCCGTGTGCGTATCTAATCTTACACCACAAGATACAAATCAAGGTGTGCCAACTACAACACTAGCTTTGCAACCAAACTTTGTATCCATGACGGTACCTAATGCAGCTGTACAAGTTACTCCTACTCAAGTAGCTGTTACGGCACCAACTGTCAACGTGGCAACTGATACCCCAGTACAATCTGCAGCACCTGTGCAAACACCTGTTACTGCTCCAGTATCTCAGGAAGTTAAGAAGTACACATTGCCTGAAATTCAAGCGGCGCTTGCACCACTACTTGACGCAGGGAAAGCCGTAGAACTGCAACAATTAATGGCACAATTCGGTGTTCAATACTTGGGTGAAGTGCCTGAGGACAGATACCCCGAATTAGTAAATGCAATTAGAGGATTGGGGGCAAGAATCTAATGGCACCTCGATCACATGCATTATTAAACGCATCGGGGTCACACCGGTGGCTGCATTGTACAGCCGCCCCTCTCCTAGAGGAGAACTTTCCCGATAACACATCTGTATATGCAAAGGAAGGAACCCTGGCACACGAACTGTGTGAGTTAAAACTACAGAAGTATACCACGGCCATGGCTAAATCCACGTACACTCGCAAGTTCAATAAAATCAAAAAGGATGAATTGTGGCAACCAGAAATGGACGATACCTCGGAAACATACCTTGAATATGTCAAAGGTGTTATGTTAGGTTGCACGGCAACTCCAGTAGTAGCCATTGAAAAACGCGTTGATTTTAGTCGCTATGTACCTGATGGATTCGGCACGGCTGACTGTATTATTCTATCCGGCGACACCTTGCACATCGTTGATTATAAGCACGGAAAAGGGGTAGTCGTTGATGCGGAACACAATCCGCAAATGATGTTATATGCCCTCGGTGCGATTGATGCGTATAGATTACTCTATATGTTCAATACGGTCAAAATGACTATCGTGCAGCCCCGTGTTAATAATATCAGCGAATGGGAAATCCCTACGGCAGAACTACTGGATTGGGGTAATACATTTGTCAAACCTCGCGCAGATGAGGCTATGTCTGGTAACGGTAAATTTGAACCCGGTGACTGGTGTAGATTCTGCAGGGCAAAACAACAGTGTAAAGCCCGATATGATGCAAACGACTCATTGCACAGTGCGCTAGTTTCTAATCATGATCCTCGACTTATCTCGATGACAGATCTCGGTGAATATCTTCGTCGAGGGAAAGACGTCGCTGCTTGGCTCGAAGATATGAAAGACTACGCACTCACCGAATCCCTTAACGGAGTGACAGTCCCTGGCTGGAAAGCTGTAGAGGGTCGTGGTAGTCGAGCCTTTCAAGACACTGATGCTGCTATTGATACTTTAATCAAGGCTGGCATCGATGAAAGCATTCTATATGAACGCAAGACATTAACATTGGCACAGATGGAAAAGACCATCGGTAAAACCCAATTTAATGATATGGTAGGCGACATGATAGTTAAGAAAGCAGGCAAGCCTACCCTAGTTGAGGAATCCGATAAGCGCCCTCGGATTACCAATCAACCTACTGCGGCGCAAATATTTAATGTATCTAATGATAATAATGGAGGTAATTAATTATGTCATTCGTTCCACAACCAACTGAAGTATTATTGCAAAATGTTCGCGTATCCTACTGCCATCTATTAGAACCTTGGGCTAATTCCACACAGCCTGGTGCTAAACCTAGATATTCAGCTACTATTCTTTTACCTAAAACTGATGTAGCTCAATACCAAGCTCTCATGAATGCTATCGAAGCTGCTATCCAATCAGCTCGTACTAAATTCGGCGCACGTGTTCCAGCACAGCCTAAAGTACCAATTCATGACGGTGATGGCTATACACAATCTGGTAAGGAGTTTGGTCCTGAATGTAAAGGTCATTGGGTGTTTACAGCAGCGCAAGATGCTAGCTATAAAGTTGAAGTAGTAGATCTTCAAGGTAACCCTCTTACGAATCCTACGCAAGTATATTCCGGCATGTATGTCAATGTACTCGTTCGATTCTTCTTCTATTCTAATCAATCCACTGGTATCGGATGTGGTTTGGGTCCTATTCAAAAAGTACGCGACGGTGAAGCGTTAGGTAGTATGCCTGTTGCAGCATCCTCTGTATTTGGTGCACCTCAAGGTAGTGCGGCTAATGTTTATACCGGTGCTCCAGTAGCAGCAGGTCAACCTGCGCAACAACAAGCACCTCAACAAGGTTATGTACAACCGGCATACGCTACGACACCTCAGCAATCCGTGCAGCAAGCTCCTGTAGGGATTAACCCTGTAACTGGTCAACCTTACTAATAGGTGCCTGATATGAGGCATCTAAGTATTGATATAGAAACATATTCATCGACTGATATCTCATTCGGAGTGTACAAATATACTGAATCGCCTGATTTCGCCATATTACTATTTGCGTATTCATACGACTTTGGTCCTGTTGAAGTTGTAGATTTAGCGCAGGGAGGAGTAATTCCTGACAGCGTAATTCGTGATTTATTAAACCCAGATGTAATCAAGCACGCTTACAATGCACAATTTGAAATTACGTGTCTAAATCGTGCAGGTTTACTCACAGCTGTTGATCAGTGGCAGTGCACGATGATTCACGGTGCTTACCTAGGATACCCTATGGGCCTAGCCTTACTCGGCAAGGCCCTGGGGCTACCCCAGGATAAGAAAAAGGACACATCGGGGAAAGCACTTATCAAGTACTTTTGTACACCATGTAAGCCTACTAAACGTAATGGGGGCCGTACCCGTAATCTACCTAAACACGATATGGATAAATGGAATGCTTTTATCGAATACAATCGCCAGGACGTTACGACTGAGATGGAATGTTATCACAGATTAGCCTCGTTCCCCGTACCTGATGATACGTGGAAAGATTGGTATCTTGATATCCAAATCAATAGTAGAGGGGTGCGCATCGACCATGAATTGGTTGAGGGTGCCTTATACATTGATGAGGAAAATCGAGAAATGTTGATGAATGAGGCTTATCGAATTACAGGACTTAGCAACCCTAACAGCCGAAATCAATTACTTGATTGGCTAAACAATAATACTAATGTCAGTCTTGAGAAGTTAACTAAGGACACTGTGGCCGATGCTCTGACGGATGCGGATGACGTTGCCGCAAAAGTGCTTATGATTCGGAAGAAACTCGCGAAGTCATCAGTATCTAAATACACCATGATGGATGGCGCTATGGGCGCTGATCTTCGTCTCAGAGGAACATTGCAGTTCTATGGTGCCAACCGTACCGGACGCTGGGCTGGTCGTCTTATCCAGGTGCAGAACCTGCCGAGAAATTACATCGAAAACCTCGACACGGCTCGGCATCTCGTTAAAACTAAAAACCGTCAAGGGTTAGAACTTCTATACGGCGATGTATCGGATACGCTATCTCAATTAATTCGTACCTCAATTATTGCTGAAAAAGACAATACATTATGTGTGGCCGACTTCTCAGCCATTGAGGCTCGTGTTATTGCTTGGTTATCGGGAGAACATTGGCGGCAGCGAGTATTCGCTGAGGGCGGAGATATATACTGTGCTTCCGCATCATCGATGTTTGGTGTTCCCGTTGTTAAGCATGGCGAGAATGGTCACCTTAGACAAAAGGGCAAAGTCGCTGAATTGGCACTCGGCTATCAAGGCGGAGTGAATGCATTAAAAGCCATGGGAGCTCTTGATATGGGACTCCATGAGGAGGAATTACCTGAAATCGTAAATTTATGGCGCAACGCATCGCCTAGAATAAGAGATTTATGGTATGCCGTTGAGAATGCGGCCGTGTACACCGTTACTACCGGGAATCCTATAGGCCTTGACCACGGCATTATGTTCCGTTTGGAAATTGATCCAATATATGGATACCGTTATATGACGATTGAACTACCTAGCGGACGTAAGCTATTTTATCCTAGCCCAAGCATTAAGCAAAATGCATTCGGTAAGGATGCTGTACATTTTAAGACTAAAGTAAACGCTGCATGGGTTACTGAAAGCACCTATGGAGGCAAATTAGTCGAAAACATCACACAAGCAGTCGCTCGAGATTGCTTAGCATTGACGCTGCGCCGATTGGAGGATGTAGGATATCAAATTATCATGCACATCCATGATGAAGCTGTACTTGAAATCAACAAGCATAACGCAGAATCAACATTGGATGATGTTAATGCTATATTTTCAATTGACATACCCTGGGCAGATGGACTGCTATTATCATCCGCAGGATTTACTAACGACTATTATATGAAAGATTAGGAGGGGATACACTTGCAAAACGATAAACTGATTACCATCAGTATCGGTGCGAGTCGCACATCAAAGCAATGGACCCGTACGGAGATGTTGTGGTCCGAGTTTTGTGAACGCCTCAAAATCCCCGTTCGTACAACAGAAACCGTGGACGAATACCACAGATTGCCAAAATCTGAGAAAAGCAAGCTAAAGGACATAGGCGGCTTTGTTGGTGGTACGTTAAACGGTCTGCAGCGTAAAGCTATTAACGTGTCTGGACGTGATCTGATTACTCTTGATATGGATGCCATATCGCCTGGGGAAACTGAGAACGTCGCTCGCACGATTGACAGCCTAGGCATGGCTTATGTCATCTACTCAACCCGTTCTCATACTGTGCATCGCCCGCGGTTACGTGTTATCGTTCCTACTGATAGAACGATGACACCTGATGAGTATGAGCCTATTGCTCGTAAGCTGGCGGAGCTCATCGGCATTGGTATGATGGATGGAACTACGTTCGAAGCTTCTCGGCTCATGTATTGGCCATCATGCCCAAACAATGCGCAATATGTATATTATGTAGGCGATAAGGCATTCTTATCTGCTGACGGTATGCTCGGCCAATATACTGATTGGCGAGATGTGCGTTCTTGGCCACAAGTACCAGGTAAGGAAGCATCGCAGCATGAAAAGCAGCTACTTGCAAAGCAAGCTGATCCGAGAGAAAAACCAGGTATCGTAGGTGCATTTTGTCGAATATACGGAATCCATGAGGCGATTGATAAATTCATACCTCATGCATATGTAGATGTTGACGGCAGCGAGGACCGCTTAACGTTCGTTACTGGTTCAACAGTAGCCGGGGCAGTTATCTATGATGACGATACATTCCTGTTCAGTCACCATAATACTGACCCGTGTAGTGGTCAATTAGTTAATGCCTTTGACCTTATCCGGCTGCATAAGTTCCACAGCTTAGACGAGACTGCTAAGGATGGGACACCTGGGCATAAGCTGCCATCTTACATGGCTATGTCTAAACTAGCTATGCAAGATACGGTAGTCGTTAATGAACTCAACATGGCCCGTGCCCGAGAATCGGCATCAAATGTATTTGCTGATATTATCACGGATGTATCGGCTCACGCTGAGACATCCGACCTCGACCCTAATGCGTTAACGAATGTCGACTGGATGAAAAGTTCGACTTTAAAGTACGACGAGAATGGTCGACCTAAGAACACACTAGATAACATGCTTAAAATCATGCACCATGATCCGGCGCTTGTCGGTAGACTTGCCTATGATAGATTTGGTTCGAGATACGTGGCAAAAGGAGCCCTACCATGGAACCCAACACCTGGACTTCGCATATGGACAGACGCAGATGATGCGGGCTTACGGTGGTACCTAGAAAATAAATATGATATCACCGGCAAAGATAAAATCATGGATGCCCTCATTATGTGCGCTGAACAAAATGGATTTAATGAAGTACTAGATTACCTTAACGGGTTATCCTGGGACGGCATCGCCCGATTAGATACCATATTCATCGACTACTTAGGGGCTGAGGATAATGTATATACCCGTGCAGCCGCTAGAAAGTCATTTACGGCGGCAGTAGCGCGAGCGTTTGAGCCTGGATGCAAGTATGACACGATGCCAATTCTTATCGGCGGTCAGGGTATTGGTAAAAGTACTCTTATCCGCACAATGGGCAAGAAGTGGTATGCTGATGGCTTAAATACCTTTGAGGGTAAGGAAGCTGCGGAAGGCATTCAAGGTAAATGGATTATAGAAGCTGGTGAAATGGCGGGGTATTCGAGGGCTGAAGAAAATGCGTCCAAGCAATTCCTAAGTCGTCAAGTAGATGTATTTCGTCAAGCATATGGCCGGCGTACACAAGAATATCCACGGCAGTGTGTATTTTTCGGTAGTACGAATCAATATGAATTCCTAAAAGATATTACAGGCAATCGCCGATTTTGGCCTATTGATCTTGAAATGACGACTCCACGAAAGAATATATTCGTTAATCTTCCGGGAGAAGTAGACCAGTTATGGGCGGAGGCTTTGTATCGGTATAAAAGCGGGGAAAGCCTCATTATCGAGGATGACCCGAACGTACTAAAACTGGCTGATGCGGCCAGAGAGGCGCACATGGAGTCAAATACCAAAGCAGGACTGATTAATGAGTTTTTATTAATCAAAGTGCCTTTAAATTGGAATGTGATGAGTCGGAGCGCCAGGAGGACGTATCTTAGCATGAATGCTAAACCTGTCGAGGGTCAAGAGTTAGTATATCGTGACCGTATTTGTGCGGCAGAGGTATGGTGGGAATGTTTTGGTAACGACCCGAGTCGCATGAAGAAGATCGAGACCAGGGAAATTAATCAAATACTGGCGGACTCCCCATATACAATGGGCGGAAGTCAGTTGATGAGATTTGGTGAATATGGACATCAAAGAGGGTTCAGAATCAATGAGTCAAAACTGAAATTATAATGTTAACATTCTCAATTAAGCGTTAACATTCTCAGTATTTTTGTTAACATTAGAATGTTAACAAATTCGGAGAATGTTAACGTACCATGTTAACGCATAAGGTCAGTATTTATCTATATTCATATAGGTTGGTTAACATTGTTAACATTATATACTGGTAAATATCAAAACAAAGAGTTTTAAGAAAAAATACGCCCTTTACAGCCTTAATTTGAACCCTCATATACGCGTATGTAAACATGTTAACGTTTAAAAATTTCAGAGGTGAGAAATGCTAGAAAAGGATATCGAGAGAAAATTAGTTGCAGGCGTCAAACGCGCGGGAGGTAAAGCGTATAAATTTGTATCCCCTGGCAATGTTGGTGTGCCTGATCGTATCGTCATATGGCCGAATGGTGTTATTCATTTCGTAGAATTGAAGACATCCAAAGGCGTACTTTCGCGATTGCAGGGAGTCCAAGCCAGTGAACTACAAAAGTTAAATCAAAAAGTATTTGTGCTAAAAGGTGCAGATGCCGTGACTGGTTATTTGGAGCAATTTACGGAAGAATTCGGGGTGAAAGCGTAATGCAGTTTATTCCGCATGCGTATCAGCGATATTGTATCGACAAGACCGTTAATCAAAATAAAATAGGGCTATTCCTGGATATGGGTTTAGGAAAAACGATTATCACGTTATCAGCCATATACGAATTGAAGTACTCTAGATTTGCCATCCGTAAAGTGCTAATCATAGCGCCTAAGAAAGTGGCGGAGGCTACATGGCAACGCGAAGCACGAAAATGGGACGGCGTAGGTATATTAAGGATATCTACTGTATTAGGTAGTCTGACAAAGCGCATTAAGGCGTTAAACACACCTGCCGACATCTACATTATTAATCGCGAGAATGTAACGTGGTTAGTTGATTACTACAAGAATGCATGGCCGTTTGACATGGTAGTTGTGGATGAATCTAGTTCCTTTAAAAACCACACAGCTAAGCGTTTTAAGTCATTAGCCTATATGCATAACCACATCAAGCGCATGGTGCTGTTAACAGGTACACCAGCACCTAACGGATTAATCGACCTATGGGCACAAGTGTATTTATTAGACAGAGGTGAGTCGTTAGGAAAAACGTACACAGGATTTAGAGATTACTATTTCGAGCCCGATCAGAGGTCACGCGAAATGGTGTACTCCTATAAACCTAAATCCGATTCAAATGACAGTATTATGGCGGCAATATCTGGGTTATGTATATCCATGAAAGCCAGTGACTATTTGGAGCTACCTCCAGTAATCAACGATATTAAATATGTGCAGTTAGATTCAAAAGCTAAAAAGGCATACGAAGATATGGAGCGCACATCTGTATTAGAGTTGATTGAAGCCGGCGAAGATATCACAGCTTTGAGTGCAGCAGCATTATCCACAAAGCTACAACAGTTAGCGAATGGAGCCGTATATGATGGCGATAGGAACGTTCACGAGATACACGGCTGTAAGATTGAGGCTTTTATGGAACTTGTAGAACAGTTGAACGGTAAGCCTGCATTAGTGTTTTACAATTTTAAACATGATTGTGAACGGTTAAAAGCAGCATTAGCTAAGACTAAATTACGAGTCTGTGAGTTAAAGGGTGCCGATGATGAGATAGCGTGGAATGCTGGAGAGATTGATATTCTATTAGCACATCCGGCTAGTACGGCATACGGGCTTAACTTACAGGACGGCGGTAACCACGTAATATGGTTCGGGTTAAACTGGAGTCTTGAGTTATATCAACAAGCTAATAAGCGGTTACATCGCCAAGGTCAAATGGAGAAGGTAATTATCCATCATCTAATATGTGAGGGAACTCGTGATGAGGATATGATGGATGCGCTAGCCCAAAAAGACCGAGCGCAGGAATATGTGCTGCAAAGCCTAAAAGCAAGAATTGATAAATACAGAAAGGATGATTAATATGGATCAATTTATAATGGTAGGATTAATCGGAGTTATCGTAGTAATGGCGTGTTACATGAATATTCAAGTTATAGATATCATCGATAATCAAAAACACAAGACAGTATATGGGCTAACCCCAGGTAGATTGTATGAGAGACCCAATAATCCCCCGCCGCCACCTATTAAGTTATCAGCTAGCGAGGAATTAGGGCGATATATAGCCGATGAAAGATTTAGGCATTTAGGAAAAGTAACGAATCAATTTGGGATACATATGGGTAAAGTTATAGCAGATAAATCCCCTAATCGCATAATTAGTCAATGCGATGATATAAACCACCCAAGCCATTATACACAAGGAGCTATCGAGGTTATCGATTACATCGAAGACAAGAAACTTGGGTATCGATTGGGTAATGTAGTGAAGTATGTATCCCGAGCTGGTCATAAGGACGATGCTATTAAGGATTTGAAAAAAGCACGTTGGTATCTAAATCGGGAAATCGCAAAGAGGGAAGAGCATGACAAAAGTCGAGCGACTACTAATTAACAAAGGGCACTATCTAGATGACACGTATCATCTTGTCATGGATATAGTTAAGGTTGTAGATAATCTCAAGGATAATGTTGCCGAGAGATTAGATGATGATCTGAGTGATGATGCGTACGCCATGTGTGAGGAGATGTTTACCGCTGTTGAGCAATGCAAAGCAGATATGGTAGAAGCCATCGAGGATATTGTCGAACGTATGGAGGTAAAGGATGCAAAAGCGTAGAAGCAGGGCAGATGTGATTGTAGGTGCCATACAGTCAGATTTAAGTCTTGCCATCATACGAGCCCGTAATAGACAACTGAGATCACCTATGCTAGATGATAGGATTCGTGAAAGCGGATACATTGACGGATTACTACGAGCACAGATGATTATCAGTAAATATGGGGACTATCGCATATGATGGCTAAAGAAGAACTACAAGCTGTCCGCCATACTGAGCAGCGAATGCGTGCGTTAGAGATTCAGCTAAGTGCGATTAACCGAGATTTACATTCAGAAGCTATACAGATATGTGAATCGGGAGATACTATGCCACGAATCAGTAAGCACTTACAAGAATGTAGGGAGGAGCTGAACAGAGAATGGGATGAATTGATTGATTCTCGAAACAAGGTCAAGCAAGTCATCAACCAAATAACTGACGGACAATACAGGGATGTACTGAATCTCAGATACATTAAAGCATTGCCATGGGAGCAGATAGCTGTCGAGCTAGGGTATTCGTGGCGACAAGTTCACAGACTTCACAAGAAAGCAATAGCTGAATTTGAAAAGATGGCATAGAATGGCACACTCTTAATTTAATATAATGTAAATGTAGTAGATAGTAGGCAGTGTCTGGCCCGCACAATATGTCTGCCTGCTGCACTGCCCCGGGGTAGACCTTACTTAGTTGAGGTCTACCCCTTTTTCTTATTGAGTATCAATGATAATACCTAATTGAGAAAATGAAAATTTGGAAAAGGTACTCCGCGGGCGAAAAATGGCCGCTGGTCGCCCCCGCGCGATGGTCCTCTCTCTGTGAGAAAAATTTTCCTGTTGAATGTAGAAAGACGATTTAAGAAAGGAGTACACCTATGGCGGATACAAAACCGAGAGTGAAATTTGATGATGCAGGCAATTTGCTCGTATCCAGCACTCAACTATGTGACCTCTTGCGGGTCACTCCGGAAATTATTTCTCGACATCATAAAGCAGGGATGCCTAAAGCCTCTGTAGGTTGGTGGAATCTCCGGGAAGTCCTCGTGTATTTAGGACAGGCGAAAGGCGATAACGCTAAAAGCAAATCCGCATCAACTCGTAAGCTAGAAGCCGAAGCTGATTATAAGGAAGCAAAGGCTGCGCGTGAAAAGAAAATGCTAGATGTGCTAAATGGCGAATATGTCCCTCGTGCCGATGTGGCGCAGGCATGGGCTAACCGAATATTGGAATTAAAAACATCGTTTACCAAATTAGGTAAGCGTATCGGAAGTGAATTCACGGATCCTGAGGAACGTGCTCGTGTAGAAAAGGTGGTGAATGGCCTTGTCGAAGAATACCTCGAAAGCTACGCACGCGAAGGCGAGTACACGCCGAAAGTCAAAGCCGCGGGAAAAGCAAAGACCAAAGGTTGACTGGTTCCCCGAGGAACTGGAAGCGTTCAAGCCACCTGAAAGATACACCGTTTCGGAATGGGCAGATAAGTACAGGGTACTGACTAATATATCTGCTGAACCTGGACGATGGCGTACAGCGCGGACACCTTATCTCAAGGAACTTATGGACAAATTTACGGACCCTCTTATTGAAAGCATCTCGTTATGTTTCGGGGCGCAGATAGGTAAGACGGAAGCCGAACTCAATATGATTGGATATGCGTTACATCAAACTGCATCACCAGTCATGATGGTTTATCCGACGGATACTATCGCGAAATTCGCTAGTGATAAACGTGTGCAACCGATGATTAGGAGTGTAGAGCCGCTTGCGAATATGTATGACGAAGGCAGTAAACTGCTGGAGCTAGACTTCGTTAATGGGAACTACATGGTACTTGTCGGGGCGAACTCACCAAGCAGCTTATCAAGTCGGTCAATTAAGTACTTATTCTTCGATGAAATTGATAAGTATCCAGCCTTTTCTGGTAAGGAAGCAAATCCGATTAAGTTGGCTGAGGAACGTACTAAGACATTCGTTGATAAGAAGATTGTAAGGGTGTCAACTCCTACGATTGAAAGTGGCAATATTTGGCAGTCCTATATGGACGCAAATGAACGTAAGCAGTATTACGTGCCATGTCCGCATTGCGGGGTGTCGCAGACCCTCAAATTCAAACAGATAAAATGGCCGGAGGAACACCATGGCAATGCGGATATGATACGTGATACCGCATATTATGAGTGCGAACATTGTAAGCACCGTATTGATGATAAGCACAAGATGGATATGCTCCGGCAAGGCGAATGGCGGACTGTGAATGAATCGCAAGTCCGAGTTGTCCGGTCGGTTGCTTATCATCTGTCATCCCTTTATTCTCCATGGGTCACATTCGGAGATGTAGCGTATGAGTTTGTTAAATCAAAGGATAAGCCAAGCGAGTTGATGAACTTTATCAACTCATGGCTAGCGGAGCCTTGGAAATCTGCGAAAACTAAAAGCACACAAAATCTCGTGTTTACACAATCAGAAGTTCCTCGCGGTGTTGTGCCACAGCATGCACCATTACTCATTGCATCCGTCGATGTGCAGCAAGATCATTTCTGGTGGGAGGTTAGAGCCTACGCTCATGGTGTATCAAGCTACTTAGTTGATTATGGACAAGCAAGTAGTTGGGCAGACTTAACCGAGATACTCATTGATAGAGAATATCCATCAGAGTATGGTGAAGCCCGTAAGATTGTGAGGGCCGGTATCGATAGCGGATACCGAACAGACGAAGTATATCAGTACTGTGCGCAGTATCCAGAAGTATGTGTGCCAGTTAAAGGTGATTCGTCGCATAGTCCTCTAGCGCCGCCGTATAAGATGAGCAGCATCGAGAAGGGCGTCATTGGAGGTATGAAGCTGTACGTGGTGAATACCGATTACTGGAAGGACTTCATATTTGCACGTATGATACGCCCGGCCAATGAGGCTGGTACAATCCATCTATTTAAGGATTGCCCTGAGGAGTATTCGGAGCACCTTCGGTCGGAGGAAAAACAAGAAATCCGAAACGTGAAGACGGGGGCAGTTACTGTGCAATGGAAACCATTAACCAGTCATCCAACAAACCACTTATTGGATACATGTGTATACAACGCCATGGTGGCGGACTCGGTAGGTGTTAAATACTTACCCGAATATGATCTGGATACTGATGAGGAGGAAGACGATACGGATGACGAAGACTTTAATGCAGATAGTAGAGGTTGGTTTAGCTAAGAAGGAGGTGAGACCATGAGCGCAAGAGAAGACTTGGAGCGTATTCGAACGATAATCGAGGAAATTGAGACGAACGGATACGCCGAGATGTCTGTAGGTGGTAAGCGATTTAAGACGCATGACCTGCCGACATTATACGCCCGTGAACGTGAGTTAATGGCTCGCGTTGATGATGAGGAAGGTAATAGCACGACATCCTACGTGTCATGGGAGCGACGATGAATATTCTTGATAAGGTAATAGCCTATTTCAATCCGGAACGAGCTGCCCGTAGAGCATATTTCCGTAGTTCGCTTGAACGTGGATATGATGCGGCGTCAACAGACCGATTAAGTGGAGACTGGATGCCTGTATTTGGCACAGCTGAACAGGTAGCATCCGGCCAACGTGATTTGATCCGTGGCCGCGCACGTGCAGCAGAACTTAACAGTGATCTTGCTGAGAGTGTCGTTTTAGCATTACTACGGAACGTGGTAGGTACGGGTATAAAACCGCAGTGCAAAATCAAGACCCGCGCAGGAAAGCTAAATGAAAGGCTCAATAAGAAAATTGAGGAGGCTTGGGCTGACTGGGTAGATAAAGAGAACGCCGATATTCGAGGAATATCTACGTTCTATGAATTACAGGAAATGGCTCTACGCCGAATGGTCTATGATGGGGAAATCCTAGTTAACATGACCTACGAAGGTGCAGATATACCGCTATCATTACAGTTTATCGAGGGCGAGAATATCGGAGCCGTATCGGTAAGTGAGAATGGCAATAGTATTGTTAATGGCGTGGAAGTTAATAAATACGGAAGGCCAATAGCCTATCACGTATTCCAAACGGATCCGTTAGGAATACGGTCGTTTAACGAGGCAAGGCTGCCAAGTAATAGGGCTTTTCTATTACATAAGCCTCGCAGACCTAGTGAACTGCGCGGGGTTAGTATGTTAGCCCTCGTATTAAAGCGTATTCACGACGTAGATGAATATATGGATGCTGACCTTATAGCGGCTCGTGTAGCCGCATGTTTCGGCGCGTTTGTAACAAGTAGTACGGGGAGTGCCCCGATGGTTGCAAATAAGATTGACAGTAAAGGCAAGAAAGTCCGCTCGATGGCACCAGGGATTATCCAACATCTACGCGCAGGTGAATCTATTTCGTTTGCGGAGCCTAAGCGAAATGCAGGAACCGCATCAGAATATTCGGCGACTCAAACAAGACGCATAGCGTCGGGCATGGGTCTAAGCGCGGACATAGTGACGCGCAACATTAGTGGTAACTTCTCCGCAGCTCGGCAGAATATGCTGGAGGACCAGCAATCATTCAAGCAGATGCAGCGTTTTATAATTGAGCATTTTTGTATGCCTGTATGGCGGGCTTTCATTGAAGCATGCTACCTAAAGGGAATTATCCCGGCCAATGACTATGCGGCGAACCCAAAACTTTACAAAAAAGTAGCGTGGTTAGCTCCAGGCTGGTCTTGGATTGACCCTGTTAAGGAAGTTAATGCTAATAAGGAAGCTATTAAGGCAGGACTTACAACGCTCGAAGACGTATGCAGTGCATCAGGCAAGGACTGGGAAGAAGTACTTGAACAGCGGAAGCTGGAACAAGACCGCATTAAGGAATTGGGTGTTGCCCTTGATATGAATGGGGACATAACGAATCTAGCGGATGATAACGCCACTGATATGAAAGGAGATGATAGCTAGTGGGGAAATTTGCAAAGCAGCTCTTAGGTAAATATGCCCGAGAGGCGCAAATTACAAATATCGAAGCGAACGATGATCGTACCGTCGAATTGTCCTTTTCCTCTGAAGAGCCATATGAAAGATGGTTCGGAACAGAGATATTGTGTCATGACGATGGATGCATTAACCTAGACCGCTTTAATAGTGGTTTGGGTACGGTGTTATTCAATCACGACCGTGATACTGTAGTCGGACACATCGAGAATGTGTGGATTGAAGACAATCGTGGCAAAGCGATTGTTCGATTCGATGAAGACGATGAATCCGAAAAGATTTATCAAAAAGTGTTAAAAGGCACGCTACAGGGCGTGAGTGTCGGATATTCCATAAGCCGATATGAGGAATTAATTGATTCCGATTCTAAAAGCTCTAATGGTCGATTTACAGGCCCGGCATACGTAATTACAGACTGGGAGCCGTTGGAAATTAGTATTGTGTCCGTCCCTGCAGATCCAAGTGTAGGGGTAGGCAGAAGTGTAGATGATAATGAGGAGGAACCTATGAAAGGTGATGCAAAAGCAAAAGGCACTGAGCAAAACGTGCCACAAGTAGTACCGGAAGTACCAGAGTCCGGAGTTAAAGGTTTTAATGCGGATGACGCTAAAAAATTGATTGCGGCAGAACGTGAACGTGTATCCACAATCACTAGCCTATGCCGTGATTTCGATGTTGACGGTGTAGATGAATTCATCAAATCCGGCAAATCTGTTGCCGAAGTTCGTGAGGCAGTAATGGATGCGTTGCGTGAACGCAATAAACCAGTATCCGTTAAAGTTGGTGAAGCAGATTCTGATAAGTTCCGCATGGCTATGCAGGACGCTTTGATGATGTCTGTGGGTATCCCAGTCGCAAATCCTGCACCAGGTGCAAATGAACTCCGTTCTATGTCCTTAATGGAATTAGCACGTGAGTCTATGGTTCGTGAAGGTCTAACTGCTAATTACTCCGATCGATTTGAATTAGCTCGTGAAGCTATCAACTCCACATCCTCTTTCCCAATCGCGTTGTCTAATGTAGCAAGTAAGGCCTTGATGCAAGGTTATGAAACAGCACCATCTACATTTGCAACTTGGGCGGGGAAAGGTAGTAATCGTGACTTCAAACCAGCAAAACGTTTTTTACTTTCCGAAGCAGCTGAATTGAAACTTGTCCCTGAGGGCGGACAATTCAAGGATTCCCAAATGAGCGAAGCAGGTACGAATGTTAGTGTATTGACATTCGGACGTACGTTCAGCTTAACACGACAAGCTATTATTAATGACGATTTGGGTGTATTTAACGATATTTCTTCTAAATTTGGTCGTGCAGCAAAAAATAAAATCAATAACATGGTATATGACCTTTTAAGCGGCAATACTGTGTTAGAAGACGGAAAGGCCTTGTTTAGTGCAGACCGTAAGAACTTGGCAACTGCAGGCTCCGAATTAAGTGTTGTATCTTTAGCTGCAGGTGTAGCAGCTATGCGTCGTCAAAAACATATTGGTGAAAATCGCAATTTGAATATCTCACCTACATATTTGATTGTTCCACCTGAGCTCGAAGCATTAGCATATCAAGTAGTTAAATCTGTAGTAGACCCTGCTCGTAGCAATGATACAGTCAACCCATTCAGTGGTCGATTCACTATCGTTGTAGATGCGGCATTAACGGATCCGCATGCTTGGTATTTGGCATCCCGTCCTACAGATGTTCAAACTATCGAAGTAACGTACTTAAATGGCATTGAAACACCTCGTTTAGAAACGCAAACAGGCTTCAAGGTTGACGGCATCGAGTACAAAGTAGCAATCGATTGCAACGCAACAGCAATCGACTTCCGCGGCTTGTACAAAAATCCTGGTAAATAATTAGTAATTGATTAGGAGGTAAATAGATATGGCTAAATTCATTCAAGAACTAGACCGCGTCGATTTTAAAAATACAACAACCGAAATGATTGAAGTAGGGGACATCGTTCCTATCGGTAAAATGCACGGTGTGGCAATTACAAACATTGGTCCTAATTCAATCGGTGCAGTTAAGGTAACTGGTTGCTTCGAAGTAGCGGCATTAACATCTGATTCTTTTGCGGTAGGTGATACTGTGTATTTTGACAAAGCTCAAAAGCGAGCATCTAAGACGGACACTAACCCAGTATTAGGCGTGGCTCTTACAGAAAAACGCCCAGGTACCACAATGTTGGAAGTTGCACTTGTGCCTAATGTAGAAAAGTAATGTAAGGGCGGGCATATGCCCGCCTACTCCATAGGAGGTAATGCACTATGAAATTAGGATATAAGCCTAATGCACTGCTTTCTGTATTTGGTGAGCGAATTACCTACAAAGGCCAAGTTATCAGAGCTAGCGTGGAGATTGGTGAATATGACGGCAAAGGATCTGGGTTTGTCGATAAAGCATTAGCTGATAAAGCTCAGATTTGGGTGGGTGCTAAGGATGTTCCTGAACCACGATCAAAAGACGAAGTGTATATCAATGGCGAGAAATGGTACGTTGATCACATTTCCAACTTCGACGGTACAATGTATTGTTTGGAAATCGTCCATAACGTGAGGGCGGTGAGACCGTAATGAGTAACGAACCTATTACGATTACAGACACAGCCACACCGTATCTGAATTTCATCGCGGAAACCAAACCAGATTGGATGCGAAAGGCATTAAAGTCTACAGGTTGGATGATGCAAAAGGAAATTAAGCAGGGCATTCGGTCAGGTGCACCAGGTGGACGTAGATATCCCAATTTCATGGCGCCTGCGCGACGTGCTGCATTTGAGTCAGCATTTGGTGCGAAACTTCGAAAAGCTTATCAAAGTGGAGGCCGAGCTGAACGAGAGGCCTGGGGATCTAAATCGCGAAATGCCTTACTTGATATGGGTATTAGTGCCAGGACAATCGGATATAGTCCTCTTGGTAAGCTATCGAATGCAGTCGGATATCAATATGACAAGGGCAAGCAATCCGTTCGAGTTGGGTGGTTATCTAATTCGGCTAAACGGTTAGGTGAACGTATCGAGGAAGGATACACCAAGCAGATTACGGAGCCTATGCGTAAGAAGTTATTTGCTGCAGGTGTACCATTACCGAAGGGAAAATCGATGTTCAAAATTCAGCCACGTCATACTTATGGTCCTATGAAAGCAGCGTTACAGCCTAAGCTTAAACCTTATATCGAGGATAAGATAGGCGACTACGCTATTTATGGTCCAGCTGCACAATCCGCATCTCGACGTAACTATAAGGTAAGGTGATATTAAATGTTACAACAAACAATCCCCATGTCACGTATAGTGAACCGATGGGCGGAAGCCTTATCGACAGATGAAGGATTAAATAAATTTTGTAATGACAAATACGGAAAGCCGGCGCAACTGTATGTCGGCTATGACGATGTTGACGCCCCGCTTGAAGATGACTGCCCTTGCATCATATTACTGCCAAGTAGCAAACAAGAAGGATTTAACGACGAATATCACTATTCGTTGATGATTGTCTGGGGTATTGTACGTCAAGGCGCAATTCGCGATAAGAATATCATTCGATATGATGGGGCCCTTGAATCAGATAATTTAGGGCAGCTAATTATCGAGTGCATCTGCAGGGTCAACACGGCGTTCCCGGTTATCGATATAGATTATGAATTGGATAGCATGAACTGGCGTCCTGTATTTACTGGGCGCCTGACAGCTACTATTACCATCCCGCATGTAATCGGCGGGAATATTGAATATTAAAGGAGGAAATGCATATGGCAACAGCAAAACGTGCACAGGGTTCTCAGTCCCATGTGGCGATTGCGTTTGAGGCGGATTTTGGTACAACGCCATCCACTGGTGGTGTAATCACGCCAATCATTTCTAGCTCTGTGAAAGCTAGTCAAAATTTAAACGATTCCACCGTAATCCGTGGCGATCGTAATCCTGCAGCGCCATTCCGTGGCAACATTGACACGTCCGGTAGTTTAGTCGTGCCTGTTGGTGTAATCGACATCGGATACTGGCTAAAAGCTGCATTCGGTCAACCGACTTCTAATACAACTGGCCAAGCGCCAAATAAGAAGTCTGAGCATGTGTTTAAAATCGGTAACACAATGCCGTCGTTAACTATTGAGCAGGGGTACCCTGATGTTAACGTGTTCCAGCAATTTGCTGGCGCACGAGTTAGTAAATTAGGCTTTAAGTTTGGCGGTGACTCCGAACTTACGGCATCTGTGGATGTAATGGGCTGTAAGGAAACATTAGCGGCCACTACATTCGATGTAGCTGCTAAGGCAGTAAATTTCTTACCGTTCCAAAATCTTAATGCAACCATCAAAGAAGGCGGCGTTGCTGTGGCCAATATTCTAAGTTGTGATATCAACTTTGATTTTGGCTTGGATGGCGATTCTTATGCTATTGGCGGTAAAGGTTTTAGAACATATATAGACCCAGGTATTGTATCTATTTCTGGGACGATTAAAGCGTTCTTCCAAAATAAAGACCTTTTGAACAAAGCAGTCAACGGTACGGAATCTAGCTTGGAATTGCGACTTGAACAAGATGACTGGTCGCTTACATTCAAATTGCCTGAACTTGTATACGAAAGACAATCTCCAGGCATTGACGGCCCTCGAGGCGTCAATATTGAATTACCATTCAAGGCGTACTATCGTGCAGATTCTGGTCGTTCTGCATCCATCATTACATTAGTTAATAACCAAGAACAATACTAGGAGGTGCCAACATGGCATTTGAAGATATCAAATTAAGAGGTTTAACATTTGCTGAGCGTAGCGAATTGATTAAGGCTGGATTAGATCCATTATACACACCACTTCCGGAAGAAACTTCTGAGCCAGATAAATTATTGTGGTATCGCAGTTTAGCTGAATGGATTATGAAAAATGTGTATAAGATGTCCGATAGCGAAATCGCAGAATCACCAAACGATGGTGTTATGGAATTAGCAATTGAAACTATGCGTTTCACTAACGAAAAAAAGGCTGAAATCGAAAAAAACTAATTGATGCGTGGAGTTGGCTCAACTCCGACAAACCAAAATACTGCTCTGATTGTATCAAGATGCAACGTGAGACTAAACAGCATTTTGACTGTTCGGAGTGTGAGTTTAATTCCCCGCATCAATTAGATGGAACGAGACAAGCCATGCGAGTATACAACGCTAGCCGAATGCAGCGACGTTGGCATTCAGGCGGTATTGCAGGATTTGATATGCCAGCGGTATTAGAAGTGGCGAGGGCTTACGGCATCGAGCCACTACCGCACCTTATCGATCTACTCGTATTATTAGAAGCCAAAGAATTGGAGGTGGCGCACAAGAATGGCCAATAATTTAATTGATATTGTCGTTCAGCTGACCGATAAGAATACGGAAGCCGGACTCAAGAAAATTACTGCAAGTGCCGAAGGCGCCAAATCCGCCCTTGGCAAAATGAAGAATGACCTCATGGCGATAGGTGCTGGTGTTGGTGTAGTAGGCATCGGCGCCAAATTGGCCAAGGAGGCTATCCAATGGGATGTAGCCGTTAAGAAGTTATCCGGTATCACTGGTGCTACGGCAAAAGAAACCAGTGAACTATTAGCAGTGGCCAATTATATGGGCATAGCTATGGAGGATAGCGCTGGTGCATTTGCTAAGTTTTCCAAGAACGTCGGAGCGGCCAAGGAGAAAATGGAAGTCGCTCGAGCAGAAGGAAAGCTCGGTACTGATATATTTAGTAAATTAGGCTACACGCTTGAAGATATCAAGGGTAAGAACACCGTTGAAGTATTCAAGATGATACAGGAACGTCTAAGGGGTATGAAGGACGGAGCTGAAAAGACTCGTGTCGAAATGGAGTTATTCGGCCGTACTGGATATCAGATGCACGCGATGCTCAACATGTCCGCCGAACAGATGGACAAAGTGGCTGAACGTGCCAAAGCAATGGGCCTTATCATTGACGACGAGACTGCAGCTAAGTCCGCAAAGCTAAATCGGGAATTAAAAGATTTAGAAAATACCGGTAAGAGGCTTGCAGTATCCATCGGCCATGAGTTAGTTCCTGTGTTTAATGATTATGCAAAAGGCGTATTAGACGTCGCTAAAGAATTCGAGTCGATGACCGCCGAGCAGAAGGAAGCTATCGGAGGTATTGTTAAATTCGGTGCAGAAGCTGGGGCAGTAATCATAGTCATGAGGTCGCTAACCAGCGCACTCGGATTTATGAGATTAGCTACACTTGCTGCAGCTGGCCCTTGGGTAACATTAGCTACGGTAATTGGACTTGCTGGGAAAGCATTACTCGATTTTCGCTACAACGAAAAAACATCCGGCTCTTATATGGGTGTAGATGTTGACGGGAAGCGTATTCACAAGAATACGAACTCAACAACAGGCCTGTCTGACAAGTTTAGGGAATCACACGATACTCGATATTGGATTGAGGATAGTGCGTGGCTGGGGCTTGTAAAAAATGACCGCTTAGCTACAAAAGAAGAAGGCGCTAGAATCGATGCGGCTTTGAAGCATAAAGAAGAAGCTGATGCTGCGAAAGCGAAACTCGATGAAGAACTTGCAAAAGCGAAAGAGGACCTTGCTAATGGCGGATTAACGAATACCGAAGCTATCAATAAGGCGAATGAAGAGGCAGCGAAAGCGGCCAAAGCTCAAGAGCAGGCTGCAAAGAAAGCTCAACAAGCAGCCGAGAAGTTAGCAAGCGCCGTAGAGCGTATGTCTGAGTTGTATCGGTCTCTTACTTTGCAAAGTCTGCAAATTGACGGCAGTCAATACGAAATCGATAAGCTAACTGCCAAGAACCAGTACGAAGCTAACAATAAGAATATCCGTGATATTATCCGCTCTGTTTCTGGATTGAGCGGAGGCGTTACTGGAGAAGCTGTAAGCGTACTGGACGCAGCTAACGAGCAACTCGGTAAGGCATACGAGTTAGGCGCAGATGGTACATGGGCAACAGATTGCGGCAAGCTATTCTCTGACTCTGTACTTCAAGCGTTTGGTAAGGATGTACCGCGATATGTTCCATCTATCATGGACGCAGCAAGAGCCGCTGGTGCTTGGCATGATGAGGGCGATGGATATGTTCCTAAAGCCGGAGATGGTGTGGTTGTACTTGGCGATAATCATATTGTAATTAGTGACGGAAACGGCGGATATACTGGCGCTAATTCAAGCACAGGTGTAATTGCCAAACCATCTGTTACAGGCGATTTTGGTGCTATTACAGGGTACGTAGACACTAGCTTATTAGCAGGTGCTTCGAGTTCTATGGCTGATACAGCAGGTAGTGCGGCAAACGCCAAAAAGCTCGCTGAGTCAAATCTAACCGCTCAAGTTAGAGCCAAGAATGAAGAGTTGTATCAAAAGCGATTAGCTGAAGCACAACGAAATCAGACTATCCGTGTTCGTAAGATGAACGAGGATATCAAGAAACTCGATCTCGAACGCACAGGCGACCGCTTGCAATTACTCAAAGCGGAAGCTGAAGCACAAAAGGCGCAGATTGATGATAACGTTCGCGAGTATACAAAAGCCGTAGGCGATAAGGAACTCGCTGAAAAGAAAGCTCAGGCAGAGCGCCTAAAATTGGCATCTGATACCGAGCAGAAAATCAGAGAGTTAGCATACACGCAAACGAGTGAAACTGTTGACCACTTAACCAATATGGTCACTCTTGGTCGATTGTCTCGTAGTGATGCGGACGCGCTACTTGCTGAAGAGTTAAAGACCTATATTGACTATGCACGTAGCGAAGTCAATGAGGCCCAGTTAACGGCTACTCAAAGACTGCAGATTGAAAAGAACCTATTAGAGTCCCAGCAGAAGCTATGGGAACTCGCAGGTCGCAGTTTGAAAACAAGCCTACAAGAAGCTGCACGGCAATATAAGCAAGAGACTACCAATTATGCTGATTTAGCGAAGTCTACTTTTGATAGTACGATGAGTTCTATCAACTCGGCATGGACGAATAATCTCGAAGCTATGGCAACAGGAACGAAGTCATTTAGTAAAGGTATTAAGGACATATTTAAGGATATGACGAACGCCATTATTAAGATGATGATTCAGTTGACGTTCCAACAATATATTATGCCTAAATTACAAGGATTATTTGGCGGCGCCGTTAGTGGTATTGGTTCCCTAGGTGCTGCAAAAGGGACATCGTCCTTTGCTGGTGGCGGTTCGTTTAGTTCTGCATTTACAGGCAATCGATTTGCTGCCGGAGGGAAAACGAACCCAGGGCTTATGTTGGTTGGTGAAAACGGACCGGAACTATTACAGTCCTCTGGATCCCATCGTATTTACACAGCAAGCGAAACCCGTAGATTAATGGGCGGCGGAGCTACAAGTAACAACGTAGTTGTTAATATCGTCAATCAGTCTGGCCAAGAACTTGAAAGTAAGCAACAGAACTCCCGGTTCGATGGTGAGAATTATGTTATCGATGTAGTAGTTCGTGCTATGGAATCAAACAAAGGAGGTATGCGTGACGCCATCAAGGCATCCGCAGTATAACTATGGCAGTATTTCCAGATATTCGATGGCCGATATACCCAATTCAGGAGACTACTCCAGATATTTCGTATAAAGGCCAAGTTGAAAACATGACGCTAATTACCAGGAAGAAGACGACAAAGACCCGGAGGACATATTCCGTAGGATACAAGTTGCCAACAGCTGAGTACTATAAACTTCGGTCGTTCTATGACGACGTCAACTGTTCGGGTGTATTCGACTGGGTACATCCAGAAACACGGGAAACGCTAAAAGTGCGATTTGCTGATCAGTTAGACTTTGCGGCGAATGACTACGGAGTGTGGATGGGAACCGTGAAATTACAGGAGGTATAACATGTTACCGCTCTCAACGGCATCGATTTTAGAGAAAAACCAAATATCGGCCACAGGTGTGTGGTTAATGCTGTTAGAAATATCCTATAAAGGAGATACGATTCGATTGGTATACAATACGGAGAATATCCAATTTCAAGGTAATACATATATTGCATTTCCGTTTACCATTCAAGATGTTACAGAGAATGCAACGGATCTACCTAATATTAAGTTATCTGTATCTAACGTGACTCGGACAATCCAGCGTATGGCAGAGTCTAATAATGGATTCACTGGAGCCAATGTCATCATTCGTGTAGTGAATACGAACATACCTGATGTGTGCGAGCAAGAGGAGCATTTCGTAATTACGGGAACTCATGCAAACGCAGAATGGATGGAGTTTACACTGGGTACTGACTTTAGCTTTACTCGACGATTCCCGTTAATCCGTGTGATGAAGGATTTCTGCCCGTTTAAGTTTAAAGGCGTTCAGTGTGGATATAAGGGTCACGAAAATCAATGCAATAAAACCCTAGCGCGATGTCGTGAATTGGGGAACAGTACTCGATTTGGCGGAGAACCTACTATCCCGCAAGGAGGACTGTATGCATCCAATAAGTGACTTGACTGATATCATAGGTACCCCATTCTCGGAAATGAAATGCTGGGATGTAGTTGTTGAGGTATATCGGCGTAGTGGAATATCACTACCCGAATATACCCAAATCCAAATGGATGAATGGCGCGAGGTTCGTGAACCAATGCCAGGGAGTGTTTTGGTATTTGCGCTATATGGTAAAAATCTCGATCATGTAGGGGTTTATCTTGGCGAAGGTAAATTTATACACGCTACTGAACACAGCGGCACCTGTATTGAGCACATATCAAAGTATGTGCCTCGATTGAAGCACATTTATGAAAGGAAGGAGTAGCAGATGGTTAATGTAATCATTGTAAATAATCCGTTCAAGCCAGAGCAACGGGATATAAAATATTTGCCATTTAAACAGGGCAAGTCTATCAGCTATTACTTCAGCGCACCTGGTGAATGGGCGTACTCAGTAAATGGACATGAAGCAGCGCCGGATACAGTTGTGAACGATGAAGACTACATTGTAGTAATGCCCCGAGTTGAGGGTAAGTTCTTTGGTGTTCTTCTATCAATAGGGATGGCTGTATTTACCGGTGGTATAGCTTCGGGTGCTATCTTTGGTATCCAAAGCTTAATTTGGCGGTCAGTAATTGCTATGGCGGTAGGGATGATAGGTAATGCTATTGTCTCAAAGCTAACTGCTCCTAAGGTTGATCGTTCGAATTCCGAACAGTCAAACACATATGGCTGGGGAGGTACTGAAACTGTTACTGGGCAGGGCTACCCTTTAGCCGTGACGTATGGTCGGATGAAAAGCGCTGGGCTATTATTATCCCGCCATGTAATTAGTGATGGTGAAAAGCAATATCTTAATCTTTTATACTGTGCGGGTGAGGGCGAATTATCAAAAATAGAAGATATTCGTATTAATGCTAACCCAATCAGTAATTATAAAGATGTGCAGGTTGATATCAGAAAGGGTACAAATGACCAAACAGTTATCCCAAATTTCAATGATAACTTTGCGGATCAATCCCTAAACTATGAATTGACTGAATCATGGAATACGCAACAGGTACAAGGCGATGCGTGTGACGCGATAGAGTTAACTGTTGGATTCCCAAACGGATTATATTATTCAAATGATAGCGGCGGCGCTGACCGTACGTCTGTCACGTTGAAAGCAGAAATTCGTAAGGTAGGCGATGAGTCCTGGCAGGCATTACCTTTAGCAAATCAAAAAGGTATGGCCGGTCATATTAAGCGCCGCGATGCGTGGAATTTTATCAAGTCGGATAATAGCGTGACGAATACATCCGATTATGCAGGACGAATTGAAGAGGCGACAAATAATGCGTTTTATCGTGTATTTCGCTTTGACAATCTTGAAAAGGCTCGCTACGAAATCCGCATGCGCTGCAGTGCGAAAGATGGTAAAAGCTTGCGCCATGTTAATAAGGTCTACTGGGTACAGCTAACTCAAATTATCTATGACGATTTTGTGCATCCAGGAAAAGCCCTCATTGGAATTAAGGCTTTAGCTACATCTCAGCTAAGCGGTACCGATCCAAAAGTGACATGGATTCAAGAGCGTTCAGAGGTGTATGTGTTCAATCCGTATATCAATAAGTACGAAGCTCAACCAGCGGATAATCCGGCATGGGCTGCATATGATTTAATCCACATCTGTCGTAAGATTGGCGGTGAATATATTGTATTCGGACAGCCCCATATGCGCCTTGACTATAACGCATTTAAGGCATGGGCAGATAAGTGCAAAACAAATGGGTTTACGTTCAACTATATATACGACACCGCTATGCGATTATGGGATGCGTTAAAGTATCCGGAAGCAGTAGGTCGAGGGAAAGTAATTCCTGTAGGAACCAGGTTCACATGCGTTAGCGATTATCAATCTACACCGGTACAGTTGTTTACTGTAGCCAATATAAAACACGGCAGCTTTACTGAAGAGTTTCAAGGTGTGGAGGCTAGGGCTAACTCTGTTGAAATATCGTTCCTTAACAAGGATAAGGATTATGAGCGAGACGTCATTCCAGTATATGGGGATACTTACGACGAGTCGGATACACTAACAAATCCGGCACAAGTTGAACTCATGGGATGTACTAGCCTTGAGCAGGCATATAAACACGGTAAGCATTTCTTGCGATGCAATAAATATGAAATACGTACTGTGACAATAGAGGCGTTTACGGATGCCATAGCGTGCACGGTAGGAGATATTATTTTAATTCAGCACGACATACCTGAATGGGGCGAGGGCGGTCGTGTGGTTGCGGTAAGTGGCCAGACGATTACACTTGACAAGGAAGTGTCGGTACACCCAGGGAAGAATTATCAGTTGCTAATTCGTAGCAACTCTACGGATATAGTCTCTACGTTTAACGTAGTAAATGTATCAGGTCTCAATGTGATTGTTAAAGAGGCTATACCGGTGCAGCCTGATGCGGTATATGCATTCGGAGAGGTCTCTAAATCGGCTAAGCCATTTCGTGTGTTGGCTATTACAAAGACACTATCAGAAATGACCCGTAAGATCCAATGCATGGAATATTATCCAGAACTCTATGTATCAGATGATGGCACGGTGCCAAGTATTGATTATACGAATCATGGTGCATCTGATATTCAATCAGTAGGGTTAGTGAGCGATGTCTATGGTGCTAATGGCATCATGTATTCACGTATAGGTGTAACGTGGCAGTTACCTCGTGATGGAAAAGTCTCAAACGTAGTCGTGAATTACCGAAACGTAAAAAGCGATACGTGGACATATATCGGAAACTACCCAGCGTCCACAAATACTACCACAATATCCGATGTGCTGCTAGGCGCGAACTATGAAGTACGCGTGCAGGCAATTAATGAGTTAGGCCAGCTGACTACAGGCGTGACAAAATCTATAGCCATACCTAAGATGCAGACGCCAGAGGATGTTCAGAATTTACGTGTCCTAAGTCGGTACAATCAAACGGCCGATAAAAGTGTTTACTACGACTTACAAGTGCTATTTGATCCGCCTAGTAATCCTGCCAATTTCGATGTGGCGGAGATTTGGTATCTCTTAAAGTCGAAGAGCGGAAAGCCTGTGCCAGGGCAAGAATGGCAGTACGCTGGCAGTAGTAATAGTCAGGTTATTATCAAATCATTAGGTCCAGGTGAGGAGTATCGAATCAAAGCGATTTCGGTTGACCGATTTGGTAACAGGGCAGAAACCGCCCAAATGGTTGATGTGATAGTCAAACCGATGGATGCGATACCTGATACGCCTAGTAATTTCGGTATTACTTTCAGTAGAAACGCCACCGCATCATGGAATGAGGTGCTAAATGCTGACGTCGACTATTACGAATTGCGTACCGATAATAATCCTGGTAAAGATACGAATGCTTTATTGGCAAGAGTTAAAGGTACTTCTGCTGTACTTACTTTAACTAAACGAGCAGATACTGTTTATCTTTATGCTCGCAGCACGTTGGGTAAATACTCGACTGCAGCAACATATGAGTATAACGTTCCGCAGTTGGCAGCGCCTGAGCTTGTAGTAAAAAGCCAGTTAGGAGGATTTAATCTTTATTTCTCAACTAAGCCAGCACAAGCATACGCAATCAGATGCCACGTGATCGGAGATGAACGCACTGATGATTTTGAAACTACTAGCACCATGCTGACGTATTCGAACTCAGCCGGAATATACCGGATACGTTGCTCATTTGTGGATGTGTTCGGAGATGGACTCGTTAACGAGAAGCAAGTCGTGATTAAGACACAAATTGATGCTAGCTTGCTAGACCTTGAGTCTCTTGGGCTGAATAAAGTTGATGAACGAATTAAGGAACTTGATAAGAAATTCAATAAGAATTCTGAAGAGACCACTAGAAGAATTACGAATTTGGCGTCACATACGGAATCTCGCATTACTGAGTTAGCTGGTAGCATCGATTTACAAGTTAAAAAAAGTATTGGCGAGATTGATGGTGGTGAGTTGGTGTCTCGCATTAACCTCAGTCAGTCCGGTGTATACATTGCGGGGAAATTGATTCACATCACTGGGGCAACTAAGTTCGATGATAATGTCATTGTTAATAAGATGATTCAGGCTAACGCAGTTACTGCCGACAAATTACATGTTGATAGTTTATCGGCAGTGTCCGGTACAATCGGGTTACTTCGATCAAGAGAGACCGGTGCTCGTGTTGAGATTCAGGATAATCTTATTACAGGCTTTGATGACGATAACAACCCTCGGATTAAACTTGGATGCTGGTAGGAGGTATTATGGAACCGCATGTATTAGCTTATGATGCTAATGGCAATATCATACTAAATCTCAAGGAAAGGCTCACACGTATTGAGGGGCGGATGTATGTATCTGACATCCCTAATCGACGTCAACAAATTACCGTGAATGGATTGCAGACTGGGCAACATGTCTGGGCTGCGGCCATGGGGCAGTACTTAGTGGCAGAGGTTAGGGGCAATATCATAACATATTATTTTGCAGTGTCCCAGGATGAATATAATATCAATCGTCAATTTAAGGATCTTACGTATGAAGGGTGGCTGGCGTATGGAATTTATTAACATCCAAAATAAAGAAGGTGTCACGATTATAAACGATACCTATGACAATCTAGTATATCTTAGGTTCCCTAAACAAAAAGATGCAGTTCTTTACACCGGGGCGATGAGGGGGATAACGCCAACGGTTCAAATCCCGCTCAAACCTGTAGCTTACGCACCTATGCTGGTGCCTACAAGTAAATACCAATACGGATATATTGCGGGGGAGGCTAATGTAATCCAGGTCTTTTATGCCACTAATTACGCATATCATGGTGACGCACCTCTTATAGCAGTATCAGTTCCACAAGGATACGAATTCGCAGCTCAATGGGTCCACAAACGTCGTGAGCGATTAATGGTGCTGGTAGTGGATGTAATTAAGCCAGGCGAAAAGGTAACGCAAGCAATGGTTGATGAAGTAAAAGCTGGCATCAAGTTCTACTGCTTCGGTTATTTCGAGGATGTTACGGCTAATGCAGACACGCCTCGTATTCGATTTGTTGATAAGGTAGGAAGTAGTAAACCTAATACGGCATTGCAAGTTCTTGGTCGTCACAAATATTATAAAGCGTCTTGGGCAACAGATTACAATCTGCAGAACGATGTGATATATGATAGCCGCATCAGGTACCTACGTGTAATTGATCACTATGCGCACGATTGGTATAACCAGTTATCAAACTACGTTCCGGATACTTTTACAAACATGGCCCGTGACCCAAAGTCATATGGCGTCAAGGTTGCAATTATACCCATGTCCGTAATCGATGTATCCGTTTGGGGGCCAAATATCAATAATGGAGATAAAAAGTCACACACGGGGCGAGTGTGGCAAACGTTCAGATTTCACGATGAGAGTACCGTGTCGCTGAAATCGTATCAATTCATTGATTGGAATACAGTCACCACGTATCCTGTAGGTTGCTCGGGTAAAACCACATCTCAGTATTTGGTGGTCGATGTGACCGGGTACGATAAACAAGGTACGATTCCATTCAATTAAGGGAGATGATAAGTAATGAATGTAAAGGATATAGACCTCAACATTGGCGAGGATTTCGGGATAGTCTACGCTGTCCAAGATGACAATGTGGATTTGACAGGGTTCAAGTCAGTATTCGCCATACGAAAGCGAGCAAGCGGTCCGCTTGTTATTAAAGTGCAAGGGGTAGCATCTGGGAAGATTGCGACATTCAATATTTCCGGAAAGGATACCCTAGAAATTAAGTCCTTTGGTGAGCATGTGTATGATGCTTTTGCATATAAGGAATCGGAGCCTAGCCGATATTACAAACTGGGTATGGGGGCAGTCAACATAATTCAGGATGTGGCTATGCATGATTAGAGGAGGAATGTATTATGCAAAACAAAGCGTTACCAGTAAGACTTGAAGGTCCGATTAAAGTAGAGGCGGAAGTAAAAGCAACCATGGTAGGCGATAACGGAAAAAGTGCTTATGAAATTGCTTTAGCACATGGATTCGTAGGAACCGAGGAGGAGTGGTTGGAATCCTTAAAAGCAAAGCTGCCTAATTTATCAGGAGTTATATCAGCACTTCAAGGTAAGAACATTCTTATTAATAGCGGTACCCTTGAAGCGATATTAACTGCTATTGTCCATGCGTTGGATGAACAGCCTTATGCACCACTTACATTTAACGAACCAAGAAAAGGGGATACTGAAATTCGAGTATCTGGGCAAGATGGCTTTAAAGTTCGAGTGCGTGGTGAAACAGAAGCTGTTGAAATTCAATCCGGAAGTGCAACTATCAGAATTCAGCCTTACGGTGCAGATGATATTTATCTTGAATATCTTAACTTAATCGATCATGTCATTGACACTGTTAAAATCAAAGGTCTTTTTGAATTCAATCCGGAAACGGCCACAGAAATTTTACCTAAACAGTTCTATGGCCGTAGCGATTTGGAGGGCGAACTTACATGCCCGAACGTTGTTAAAGTTGGTGCATTAGCATTCGTCGGAACCGAGCACAATATTATCAATTTGCCAAAGGCCACTGATATTGACAGGGATGCTTTCGCTAACAGTTCTCTTGCCGTAATCAATATACCCGCATTTGTATGGTCAGATGATAACCTTGATTTAAAATCTTATGATCTCATTAGGGTTAATAAAATGACTGTTAGTGAGGAATCTCACCCACCGAGAGAAGTCATGATGCAGAAAATTTCATTAGAGGTCTACAATCCAAATCACACCAAGAAATGGAACCTTTACAGTGAAAAATGGGAGAAAGCGGAGGCCTAAATGGATGAAATTAGATTATTGCTAATGGATTTCGGCATCCCTGCCTACTTCGCTGACATTGGATTCTGGGTGACCCTCTTAGGGGTCATCTGGGCCGCCCTTAGGGGTTCGTTTCGTGCGATGATGTGGTTCTTAGAACATACCTCGCTAGTTGCGGTTAAGCAAGAATTAGATGACCATTTGGCTCGACGTATGGATAAGCAGCGTAAGGATTATGACGATAAGTTATCCGATGCTATCAATAGTATCGCTGATTTAACAAAAAGTAATCAGGAAATACTAAAGCAGTTGGTCAAGTTGGAAGAACGAGATGCAGCGAAGTTTCACAGGCTTAATAACCTCGAAACTACAGTTCAAAGTCTGAGTACTGAACTGATGCATATCCAAGTTCTAAACAATATGCCAATAGGAAGAAGTATCACGCTTAATACCGATGATATAGGAGGTGACTGATAATGAAGTATCAAATCATGAACCGACTGAAATCAGCATATGGTGCTGTTCGTGTTGCTAATATTAGACCTACTGGAGTACTAGCGACACGGATTCTAGTACTTGTTATGCTAATTCCTATTTGGCTAGTCATAACAGAGTATGTTATGGCATTTGCTAGGGGTTATGTATCAAGTGAAACTAATAAGCTGATTGATGTTGGGCTCAATATTATTGACCACATATTCATTCCTAGTGTATTGACCGCCGTAGTAGGCTTCCTAGGACTTTGGTTGGATAGAAACAATAATGGTGTCCCTGATAAATTAGAAGGAGGTAGTAGTAATGACGAAAATATTTATAAATCCAGGTCATGATATTGACCTGGACTCTGGAGCAGTAAATCCTAACACAGGACGTCGTGAATGCGACGTTGCTCGTGATGCGGGTAAGTTATTGGCGTGTTATTTACAAACAGCAGGGTGTGAAGTGCGCACTCTGCAGAATGACGACTTAGGTCTTGTATGTGCTGAGTCCAACGAATGGGGAGCAGATATATTTGTATCACTCCACTGTAACGCATTCAATACACAGGCTAGAGGTACAGAAACTTTGTACAAGTCTTTCAATGGCCAACGTCTAGCGAACGACATCCAATCGCAGATCATCCGTAGTATTAATACGGTTGATCGTGGTGTAAAAGAAAGGCAAGATTTATGGGTATTAAACGGAACAGATGCGACAGCCGTATTAGTGGAAATGGCATTCATCGATAATGATGAAGACCTAGCACTACTTAATAATGACCTTGATACCATAGTACGTGCTATCGCAAGGGGCATTACGGACTTCATAGGAGGGGAATAATGTATGACAAAATCAAAATACTATTTAATAACCCTACTTACCGCTATATTATTATCGGTGGTATTGGGTTCATCCTCATCCTTTGCTTCGGATACATCTTCTATCAACCAAACGGAGCCGACTATCAGCGTGCCCGTGAGTCAGTGGAACGAATTGAAAAGCAACAACGAGAAAGCCTTGAGCTTAATAGAAGCGTCCAACGTTCCATTGACAGAAGCGCAGACCTTAGTCGTGAAGCAGCGACAAGAATTGAACGAAGCTCACAATATAATCAACAAATTGAAGAACGAATTAACCACAGCCAAAGCGGACTTAGTGAAGCAAGAAGTTACCTTAAACGAAATGCAGAACTCTTTGACCGAATTGAAAGGTCAAAGAGAGAACGACAAGAAAACAATCAAGAGATTACGGATGCAACGCAACCTATCCCAAATACTGGGAGCAGGTGCGACAATCGGAGTAGTAATTCATCGATGACTGAGAGGTGATCCATACATCTCCTGAGCATGAGCAGGCGGACTCATGGATTGGCTATTGGATATGCAAAAGACCTTACTGGGAATATGTGCTGGTAAGGTCTTTTTTTTTGATTTTCCTAAAAATTTATATATAATAGTTTATAAAGGGGGGGGTAGACTTATGATAAAAGTATTTAGTCACCTAACACATATCGACCAATGGACAGGTGAGACACGCATAGATTTTGATAGAGAAATCGATGGAGTGCTAACCTATGAGGACGCGTGGGAGTTAATTTGTAAATATGACTTGGAGAGTGAGGGGCGGTTATTAATCGCATATAGGCACGATTGGGAGACCTTTAATTTAGACAGCAGATTCCCTAATTTTGAATGGCCAGAAAATATTAATTTTATATATTTTACAGATGAAGTTACTTCGCCTGTTATACCCCCTAGTGAGTATACTGAAATTTCTGTTTCAGAATTAATTAGAATTCTGAGACTTCCATATAGATTAGAAAATACGGAAGATACAGACTGTTAAAATGCTTAAAAATTTTAAAGGGTTGCTCAACTATTACTCAACTTTTTAAAAGTTTTAACGTCATAAACTCATTAAATAAAAGGAATTTAAGTGGTAATAGAATTGTACTCCAAATAATTTGGCGCTTTTGGGAAAACCACTCAGAATTGGGTGGTTTTTTCTTTATGAATATTACTGTCAAAGGGCTATGACAGTGCAAAAAACAATTGACATAGACAACCAAAATCTGTATACTATTTTGAGTAAGCTTTAGTCGTGTTTCCATTAGCCCCGGAA